TTAATCAGTGGGTCGCTGGTTCGAGTCCGGCCTGGGGAGCCAAATTTCAATCCGCCAACTCTGGCAGATTTTGTTTAACACCAAACCCCGACGGAACAGCCGGTCGGGGTTCTGTTGTTTCTGTTTGAGCTGTGCGGGGTTACGCTCTTCCGTACATCTTCCTTGCTTCTCCATTCCGAGACGTTCCTTCCGGGGTGAGAATCGAACTGGGGCGGATGCACCCGATGCCCGCGAGAATCTCCTCCTAATTCTCCGTTTCTCCATTTTCAGATTCCCGCTGGTTAACAGGTCGGTGGATTCTGACTGACCCGCTCCGACAGTCTGAGAATATCTCCGGTAGGTATCGGTGGATGCTGGACCGACAGTTGGCCCGGCAAGATATCGCCAACCAGACAGCGGGATGGTCCCGTGCCTCCCCTGCGACGGAGGAACACATGGATAACGATGATCGCCTACCAACGGAACCAGACGAGGTCGCAACCGAGATCGCCTCGATCCTGGCCGGAGGTTGTTTTAGATATCTCAAGTTAAGGCGCACATCCGAGTCTTCTGACCACTTGAGGACCACCGACGATGTAGCGCAAGTCAAAGAATCTGAGCCGTTTACGGAGAATCGCCTTGATAGTTCTGACCGCCGAAGCCTTCATTCAGAGGCAACTTAGCGCTTCGAAGAATGGAGGTTTGAACATGAACATAGAGACTTACAAGGAGGTCCAGGATTTAAGCAGGATGACCGTTGGGGAGCTGCGGGAGAAGTACTTGGACGTTTTCGGTGAGGAGACACGTTCCTACCACCGGGAGTTCCTGCGCAAACGTATCGCCTGGCGACTACAGTCCCTGTCGGAAGGCGACCTATCCGAACGGGCTCGTCGCCGGGCAGAAGAACTGGCAAATGACGCTGACCTGAGAATCCGCACTCCCCGCGATCCATACAAGTACGGGTCGGCCGAGATGCGCAGCAGGACGATAGGCGGGCGACTCAGCCCCTCCCGTGATTCCCGACTGCCATTACCGGGCACGCTTCTTGTGCGCGAGTTCAAAGACAAGACCATTGTTGTCAAGGTCCTTGACGAGGGCTTCGAGTACGAAGATCGCCGCTTCAAATCACTCAGTGCTATCGCATGTGAGGTAACGGGCAACAAGTGGAATGGTTTCGTCTTTTTCGGGCTCACCGGAAGCAGAGTACGTGATAGCGGACGCCATGCAGCCGAGAGGAGGGACGAACAGGAATGAAATCCGGAAGTCAGGCTTATTCCCCGTCAGGAAGTATATGCCCGGGCAACAATGGGATTGTCCGATGTGCGATATATACCCGTAAGTCTACAGATGAAGGGCTTGACCAGGAGTTCAACAGCCTGGATGCTCAGCGGGAGTCGGCCGAATCGTTCATCAAGAGCCAACAGCATGAGGGTTGGGTTTGTCAACCCGATGCTTACAACGACGGCGGTTTCACCGGCGGTAACATGGAACGCCCGGCGCTCAAGCGACTCTTCTCCGACATCGAAAGAGGAGAGATTGATTGCGTAGTGGTCTACAAGGTGGATCGCTTGAGTCGCTCGCTTCTCGATTTCTCTCGGATCATGGGACTTTTCGACAAACACGGTGTGAGTTTCGTCTCGGTCACCCAGCAGTTCAACACGACCAGTTCCATGGGTCGGCTCACGTTGAACATCCTGCTGTCCTTCGCTCAGTTCGAGCGGGAGATTATCTCAGAGCGCACTCGCGATAAGATCTCAGCAGCCAGAAGGAGGGGCAAATGGACCGGTGGGATGCCGGTGTTGGGTTATGATGTTGACTCACGAGCTGGTCGGCTAGTCATCAACCCGGAGGAGGCTGAACGGGTTCGTGCGATTTTCGACTTGTATCTCGAGCATGAAAGACTACTCATGGTCGTGCAGGAACTCAACCGACGTGACTGGCGCACGAAACACTGGATTACCAAGAAAGGACATGAGCGTGGAGGCAAGCCGTTCACCAAGAATGGCCTGTTCCGTCTGCTAACTAATGTCGTCTATACCGGAAAGGTAAGATACAAGGATTCAGCTTATCCCGGAGAACACGAACAGATCATCAGCGAGGACCGGTGGCAGAAAGTCCGGGACCTGTTGCGGAAGAACGCTCGCAGCGGCGGGGCGGAAATGCCCAGCAAGCACGGAGCGATTCTGAGAGGGCTGCTCTATTGCATCCCCTGCGGTACCGCCATGATGCACACCCACACCGCCAAGGGGAACCGACGCTACCGCTATTACGTCTGCCTCAATGCCCAGCAGCGAGGGTGGTCGGCATGCCCCACCAAATCTATCAACGCCCACGACATCGAGTCATTCATCGTTGAGCATATTCATGGGATCGGCTCAAACCAGGAGATTATCGCAGAGACGGTGAAGCGGGTCCGGGCAAAGACGGAAAACCGTCTGGCGGACCTGAACCGAGAACGACTCATCCAGAAGAAACAACTTAGGCGTCTACATCTAAGACTGCTGAAGCTCATCGGGGAACCGGCAAGGATTTCAGTCGATGGCCCCGCGATTGACCAACTGGCCGATCTCCAGGATCAGATTCGTAGCGCCGAACAACGGATGACTGAGATCGAAGAGGAGATCATCACACTGCAGAGGGAAGCAGTTGACGAAGAGGACGTAGCACGGTCCCTGTCCGCCTTCAAGCCAGTCTGGGAGTCCCTGAATTCTCGGGAGCAATCTCGGATCATCAAGCTTCTTATCGAGCGCATCGGATACGACGGCAGAGATGGGAGTGTAAAGGTGACATTCCGGTCGCTCGGCATCAAGGCACTCTGCGAAAGAAAAGACCTATCCATCGGGGAGAGATTACGATGAAGCATGACAATGTGACTGAGAACGATCCAGGCTCCAGTGCTTTGGAAGTGACCTGGACCTTCCGACCCAAGAGGGGGAACCAATCCAGCGTGAAACGGGCATTAGAGCCGGATTCTGGAAGGCGGAACGTCGAGGCCGGCAATGTGCCCCGTCTCTCACGATTGATGGCGCTGGCGATTCGGTTCGCCGACCTGATCCGCAACAAAGAGGTGAGTGATTATGCCGACCTCGCCCGCCTGGGTTACGTGACACGCGCACGTATCACACAGATCATGAGTCTCTTAAACCTCGCTCCGGACATCCAAGAGGAAATCCTGTTTCTCCCCCGGACCACTACAGGCCGTGACCCGATCAAGGAAAGAGATGTCCGTCCTATCGCTGCCGTCCCCCACTGGCACCGCCAGCGCAAGATGTGGGAGAAGCTGGTCAAGGATCGCTCCCAATCCCGTCAATAGCCTTTCCCGCTGCGCGTCTCACCATTTCCCGGCACCCCGTCACTTCGCCCCCCGTACCCTCATAGCGCACATTGTGTTACACGGCCACCCGTCTTCCTTTCTGCTTCATCGGAAAAATGTGTTGACAAAGCTTCCGCCGTTTAGTATCAAGTACACGGAATACAGCGCGCCAGATGGCGTATTTAGATTAAGGAGAATCAGTATTGGCGAATGGAAGCACACATGCCGCAGTTGGAGCGCTTACCGGGCTGGCCATTTATGGCTTGGTCAAGCGGTTTCGAAATGAGGACTGGACCCTGGGAGGAGTGACAGCCGCAATAGGATGCGGAGCTGTTGTCGGGATCAGTGCTGATGTTCTCGAACCAGCCCTACTTCCCAATCACCGAGGTCCTTTTCATAGCGTTGCACTGCTGCTCGGGATTGCATACGCAAACAAGAGAGCCTTGAAGTCGACGCATATGACTCCTGAACAGAAAATGGCGACGGTGGTGGCATCGGCAGCCTACGTCAGTCACTTGATCCTTGACGCGGCAACGCCAAAGGGATTGCCCTTGCTTGGCATTGGAAACTAATCAAACGGAGAGTGCGGTCATGGCAGGAAACAAGAAATTCGGTGATCACCTCCGTGAAATTCGAAAAGCGAAGGCCAAAACAGACCCGAATTTCACATTGAGGAAGTTCGCCGATGCCGTTGGCATTAGTCCGACGTTTCTAAGCAAAGTGGAGCGCGGTGAGTTCGACCCGCCAAGACCAGAGAAGATCATGAGAATGGCTGAACTCCTTGACGTTGACCCGGACGAATTACTGGCACTTGCGGGGCGGGTCGATCCGGAACTGAGCGAGATTATCCGTAATAGGCCTTCCGTGCTGCCCGATCTGCTCAGGAGTACGCGGGGGATGTCCGACAAACAGCTTCGTGAGCTTGCGGAGCAGGTCCAGAAGAAGAAAGAGAAGTAGTACGCGAGGCGGTGATGACCAAGGTCAAGTTCTTACCCATGGACAAAATCGAAGGGGCGACTCTGCAGCTGCTTGGGGAGTATGGCCAGGAATACGGTGTCGTTGAGAAACCGCCGATCCCGGTCGAGGAAATCCTTGAAGCACACTTGGAGCTTAGCCTGGGTTTTGACGATCTGGTCGAGCAACTCGGCCTGTCGGACGTGCTTGGCGCTACGTGGGTCCAGGATCGACGTGTATTGATTGATCAGTCACTCGATCCGACTGAGAATCCATCAAAGGAAGGCCGCTACCGTTTTACGGTCGCACATGAGGTTGGGCACTGGGAGTTACACCGCCACCTTTTCATGCAAAACCAGGATCAGACTTCCCTATTCGGCAAAAGTGAACAGCCATCAATAGTGTGTCGCACTTGCTCTCGCAAGGAGCCAATTGAATGGCAGGCAGACACTTTCTCCGGTTTCTTGTTAATGCCAAAGGACATGGTATTCAGGGCCTGGGAATCATTGCACGGCAGCAGGACTCCCTACATCGCTGAGGATGAGATGGCCGACCTTTCGGCGAAATGGGGATTGGCTGAGGATGAACTGCCGACAGTGGACTGCGCTCGTGAACTTGCTGGCAAGTTCAACGTTTCGGGGCAGGCAATGCAGATTCGTTTGATTGGGCTCGGGCTGATCAAGACCAAGCAACCGGGGCCTGGTCTCTTTACCCTTTAACCGTAATTCTTGTAGGAGGACATTATCATGTCAGAAAGCAGATCTCACAAACTGGGCAAGGGAAGGGCCGCACGCACGGAGGTGCCCATCTCTGGCGGACGCAGACTTGATGCTATTCTCGGCGCTACCGCCATTGAAGTCGAACGCGGCGGCACTCCAAGGAAGATCGATCAGGCGCTATCTCGATTGTCGACGCAGGCTAACAAGCAGAAGATATTGCGCGTCCCGCAATCAGATATGGACCTGGCCGTAGAACGCGCCCGGCAGAAGAACATGAACGTCACCGTAACGAATCTGTCAAAGACCAAGCGGCGGCGGTCGTAAGGTGGTTTCTCTTTTTTTTGGCCTAAACGTTTAGTGTTTAGGCCACTAGTTACACATAGTATATAGTATAAGGAGATTGAAACTATGGTTCAACAATTCAATCCCAAACGGGTTCTGCGACAGGTTTCGAACCCGTTGCTCAGGGAGTTTTTCGAACATCAAGGAAATCCACTCGACGTCGAATGGGACGTGTTCTCAAATACCCAAATAGACGGTATCTTTGACGCCTGGCAGCTTCTGCCGGAAAGGCCGCGCAAAGTCATAGAGATCGTTTTCCACGATGTCCACTCGATGGCGAACGAGGACGGACTACGAGTGATTATCGAGGAGGGGCAGTACGGCGGAGAGGACTTGTCTTCCGTCCTTGATTCCATGGACAGCCGCTATGACAAGGCAATCTGGTGCTTCATGAACCGGCCGAACATCTGGGAACCGGCTATCCGGTTCGCCAAAGCGGACAGTCTCTCCGGTGGGCGATCTTGGATAAAGCGTGGCAACATGCCCATGGCAAAGCCTAAGACAGATGCCGAAGCCTTGCGGGCGCTGCAGGATGCGATGTCGGCCTTCTACCGTGACCGCCAAGGGCGAGGACACCACTGCAGAGTCGATTACTTCCCGCGCGGCAGCAATCACCACTATTACTTCGTGTACCTGAGTGACTACGCGAATACTTACATCAATTTCGACGACGCCGGCAACTTCCAGCGGACGCTCGAACGGCGGGCCTTTGAAGTGGTATTCGCATATGACCACGACTCAGCCACGCTTGAGATGTATGCCAAAGGCGGCAAGAAGGTCGTCGAACCACTCCAGAGTGTGTTCTGCAGAATCATCCTCGGCGAGCATCTTGCCCCTGAAGACCCAAACGTGAGACCGTATCAGCTCGATGGCCTCATGGAACGGAGTTTCCCGTTTCCGACTGATCCGGAAGACGGTATCGAGGAGGTCTCTATCAAATGTCTACGTCTTTCGATCCTGGGGCGGCGGCGCAGGCGCATCACACTGGAGCCTGATCCACAGAAGGGGGCAGACCACATCCATGATATGCTGGAGGAGGACCTGAACCGCAAGCGATTGCCGAAGTCGATCTTGCATGTGACCAAGGCCACACTCAGCTTCAAGCTCAATGGAAGTGCCCGTAGCAACTCCCTCGTGTTCAGTGTTACCTATCCGAACTCATGCGACCTGAAGAGTAAGCGCGAAGAACTACGGCTTCTCGGCGAAAAATATCTCAAGAGGTGGAAGATCGATGTCGCGTGACCCACTTGACCTTCTTTGGTGCTGCGCAGATAATCCGTCTCCAGCGCTTGTTTTGGAAGACATGTCGGCGATCTCGCGCCATGATCTTGACCGCTTGGTGGGGCTTGGCCTTGTTAGGCAAGCAGCTACTGCGACGCACGTAGTCTGCGATGCTTGTGCGGAAGGACACGTTGAAGAAGTGGACCGGATTGTATATCCGGAGCATGTGACCCGGTTCTTCATTACGTGTCCGGAAAACGGTCGAGTCGAGGTGCCGCGCGAACGTTTGATACAATGGACCGTGGACTATCTTCCGCTTCTCACCTCCCTATCGTTGGCATTGTCGGCATCGGCGGGTATCGCGGAAGTGTCCCCGAGCCGAGTCTGGAATCTGGGACGCGTGGCCCTTGTAGGGAAGTCGAGGACTATCTGGGCAGCCAGAGGGCTGGCATGGCCCGACGCAGCGCAGCTTGCCGATGTGTTGCCAAAGGGGCGCTCACCGGTCATCTTCTTCCTTGGACAGCCTCCTGACGAAGACCTTCTGCAAGTACCCTGTGAGTCCGTCATCGAGTTGCGAACTGTAATTGGTCTCTGCGACAAGGGCATTGCCGTTGATGTTGACGGCATTGAGCGTCAACTGGTCGTTGAGATCGCAGAGGTTGCCAAGAAGAAACCAAAAAAGCGCGCATCGCGCGCAGCTACTATCGATGCCATTAGGCAGGCGCTGAGAGAACACCTTCGGGCGGCACGTGATCATGCCTTCAATTCACGTGATCGCGGGCTTGGCTCCGCTCTGTTGCCTCGGCCATCCCAGAAACAGCTTGCCGCGCAACTAAACATCCACGAGTCATCGGTCTCCCGCGCTATCAATGATCCGTCGGATAAGGAAATCGCCATTCTGTGGAAGGCTGCCGACGACCTTGAACAAGTCATGAAGTTCAAGGGGTAGCCTTATCTCTTGCAGTTGGCTTGTCTTGCTGCAACTGCAATTATCATACGGCATGACTTAACACACGAGCGCTCACCGAGTTGCGGGCGCTTCCATACTTCCCACCATCAATTCCTGCAACAGCTCCAGAGGGTAGCGAGTCGGCGCACAGTGCGTCGCTCTTGTGACCACCCTCATACCGAAGGAGTGATATGCAGGAGACCAATCGTGACACCACCAAGTCTTGCCTCTCACTACCGAAGACGCAGCTAACAGAGTTGATGCAACACATCAACTTCGGCCGCATCGAGCGGATTGTCATCCGCAACGGCGAGTTGGTTCTTGATCCGCCGCCGCGCGTGGTCCGAGAGATAAAGTTCTGCGCGGAAAACGGTCCGCGACCGGAGGCCACCAAACAGGACTTCGTGCTCAAGGCTCAAGTGCGCGATTTCTTCGCGCAGGTCGAAGCATTGGGAAACGGAGTAATCCACTCTCTTGAAGTCAAGCACGGTCTTCCTTTCAAGATGATCTTCGAGGAGAACACTGCCTGAGAGCGGGGGTTGGCTCCCCAATAATAAATGAAGCTTTTCGCTGCCTGACAACTAACCGGCCACGAAGTGGAGGCGTTGTGGGTGCCGCTGACGCGGTGAACCTGCGACGCCTCTTCTTATAGTGGTCACTGCTTCCGTCGGCACCCACGCCCCCTCGGCCACGAGGAGGTCCCAATGGGTTTCGACAATCACCCCGAAGCAGTCGGCGAATATGCCGTTCAACTAATCAAGTACAAGGCGAAACAATTGGTCGGACGGGTCGGATTCACAGAGTCCGACCGCGAGGACCTGGAGCAGGAAATGCTGCTGGACCTGTTCCGACGACTGCCGAAGTACAATCCAAAACGTGCCCAGCGCAATACCTTCATCGCCCGGGTGGTAGAGCACAAGATCGCCACTATTATCGAATCGCAGAAGGCCGGGATGAGGGATTACCGGCTTTGCCGGTGTTCCCTGAACGACCGGTTCGAGGATGAAGAAGGTGGCTCCGTGGAGCGCATGGAGACCATTAACCAGGAGGACTACCTGCGCCGTACTGGCAAGTCCTCACGACCCACATCGGAGTTGCGCGATCTATCTCTCGATGTCTACGAAGCAATCAAGAAACTGCCGCCCGAGCTTCGGGAGCTTTGCGAGCGCTTAGATACTGATACAGTCACCGAGATCTCCCGCGACACCGGGATTCCGCGGGGTACGATCTACGAATCCATCAAGAAACTGCGCGCGATCTTCGAGGACGCCGGACTGAAGGACTACCTCTGACCGTCCGACGGTCCGGAGTCGCTTCCGGTAGGTATTGACTGGGTCGGATATCGGCGAGGCGTTCGAGAAAACCCCAACGGTATCCGGCCCGGGCGCGCCCTCCAACGAACCGCACTGAACGGAATGGAGGATAGATCATGAACCGAGAACTCTACCGATACAACTTCGATTCCAAGGTCCCGATTCAGGACGTCGAGGAATCCCTGCTACTGGCGGTACTCGCCGCAGAGAGCCTGCACGGTCGCGCCCTGGTACGACTCGATGCGTCTTTCTGCCTGGACTCGAAAAAGCGTTCCTGCGTGGTGGACGCGGCGACCGATGTCGGACGCGCCATTGCCAGGATTTTCACCGGGTTCCTTTCCCGCGAGTTCGGTGAAGAGGCGTTCAAGGTCGAACGGGTGGGAGACGCGCTTCCGGTCTCTCCGGAGCTGAAAGCCACGGGGGCAGCGTAATGGGTGCAGCCACGATCACCACCTACTCGATGTGGAGCCTGTTCCGCAACTGCCGCAAGGCTTGCGAATGGCGGTACATCCACGAGTTGGTCCCTTTGGAGCAGGATCACAACTTGGCCTTCGGCACGGTGATCCACAAGTGCCTGGAGATCTGGCACTCCAGCAGAGACCTGGGGCCCGTCCTTGATTTCATCGACCGGACCTACGCCAACCGTGCACAAGAGGAGGACCAAAAGCGGGACTGGCATCTGTCTTCGGCGATGATGAAGGGCTACGCGGCCTGCTATGCGAGCGAGGAGTTCAATGTCGTCGCCCTCGAAAAGACCTTCGAGGGGAGCATCGTCAACCCTGCCACCGGCGCTTCATCCAGAAGCTTCATGCTGGCCGGGAAGGTGGACGGCGTCGTCAGGATCGGCGACGAGCATTTCCTGCTCGAGCACAAGACTGCTTCGCAGGTGGACGCCGACTACCTGGAGCGGCTCTGGACCGACTTCCAGATCGTCCTCTACTCCCGTTACGTGGAACAGACGCTCGGCATCCGCATCGCGGGTGTGCTCTACAATATCCTGGTCAAGGCCCGTCCGCAACAGGGACGTGGCGAAACCGAGGCCGAGTTCGAGGCGCGGCGGGCCGATCTGATCGCAAAGTCTAAGACCGGCAAGAGCAGCGCCAAGCGCCGCCGCCCGGAAAGCGACGACGAGTTTCAGGAGCGGCTGGCCGCCAAGTACACCGAGCCGGGCATGTTCCACCGGGAGATGCTCTATCTCTCCCGCGACCGCTTCGAGACGCTGCAGGCCGAGCTGTGGGAACTGACCCAGGCGTTCCTCGACGCCCGACGGCGCGGCGTCTTCTATCAGAACACCGCCTTCTGTTTCCACTACCGTCGGCCCTGCGCGTATTTCCCGCTCTGTCGTTCCGACGGCAGTTCCAACATCATCGACAACCTTTACCGCAAAGTCCCACCGCATGAAGAGCTGCGGAATGAAGCCTCGGTGAATGAGGCTCCGGCATTTTGAGGACAAGAAAAGGAGAAGATATATGCTACCGACCAAGACAACACCGCAGAAACAGAACCTGGCCGATCTGACCGTGCTCGTGTATGGACGCAGCAAGATCGGCAAATCGACCTGGTGCTCGCATTCCGACGGGGCCTTGTTCCTGGCCACTGAGCCGGGGCTGAACGCCTTGGACGTGTACCAGGTTCCCATCCGGTCATGGGACGAACTGCTCGCCGCATGCAGTGAGATCGCCGAGGGCAAGCACCCATTCAAGACCGTAATCATCGACACCATCGACAATGCCTACCGGATGTGCAGCGACTACATCTGCGCCAAGTTCAAGATCGAACACGAGTCCGATCTCGGCTATGGCAAAGGCTGGGCGCTGATCAACAACGAGCTCCATCGCGTCCTGACCAAGCTGGCGTTTCTTCCCTACGGCCTCTTCTTGGTTTCCCATTCGGTGGAGAAAGAGATCGAGACACGCACCGGGAAATACACCCGCATCGTTCCGACTCTGCCCGACAAGGCCCGCAAGATCGTGCTGGGGATGGTCGACCTCATCCTCTACTGCGACCTCGATGCGGTGACCGATGAGGAGGGAAAGACCTCCTATCGCCGCGTCATGCGCACCAAGCCGAGTCCGCACTACGAGGCGGGTGATCGGACGGGACGCTTGCCCGAAACCATCGACCTCGACTTCTCCAAGTTCACTGAAGCGTTCAACAGGCCGGCGGCCGCACTCAAGGCGAGTGCTTCGCGACCGACCTCGGCACCGGGGGATTCGCGTGACAAGAACCCCGTTCCCGCCGGTAAATAACCCATAGATGGAGGATCAAACCATGCAGAACGAAGATTACGGACACAACGATCAGACGCTCGGTTCGGAGGACCTCGACCTTGCGCAGTTCGACGATGATTTCGCGCAAGCCGAAGTTGAAGACCGGGAGTTTGAACCGATCCCCGACGGCAAATACCAGGTGAACATCGAGCGGGTGGAGTTGACACGCGCGCAAACTTCGGGCAATCCCATGCTCAAATGGACGCTTCGAGTGATCGCGCCGCAGTTCCGCGGAAGACTCCTCTGGCGCAACAACGTGATTGCCACCCGCGAGAACATCAAGTGGCTCAAAACGGACCTGCATACCTGCGGACTTGATCTCGAAAAGCTCTCTGAGCTTCCCAACAACCTCGACAAGCTGCTCAATGTCAAGATCGAGGTGACCAAGCGTACCCGGGGCGAAAACGAAAACGTCTACTTCAACCGGCGCATCGTGCTCGAAGACAGCGGGGACAACTACGATACGGCGGCCAAGGACGCCCTCCAGCCATTTTGACCCGATTATGCGGAATTCCCCGCGGCAGATGTGTGAGAACCGAGTTACCATCGTCGTCGATACGCGGGAACAGGAGCCCTACGCATTCGACCCCAAGCGTGTGATTGTTACTCGCAAGGCACTCCCTGCAGGGGATTACTCCGTCGAGGGGTATGAGGATTCCGTGGCGGTAATACGTTTAACGCCAGAACGCTCAGCCACAGCGCCATATTCAAAACTTAAAAATCGTCTCTACAGCCACTGGCTGCTTCAGCGGCGCGCTAGGCCGATCATTGGTACGATTCAAAATCGCTTCTCTGCATTGTCATCACGATTCTTGCGCCAAGGCGGCAAGTAGCCTTCTGAAGCATTCTTCATACTTAACCTCGGATTCGTTCCATCCGACAAAATCCCCGACCACTTTTGTAAGCAAATCCCTCTTTCGCGGGTGTTGCCATTCCTCAAATACAAAGTCGTCGATTCGTATGGGAAACAATATGTTCCTTTTCTCTTTATCTTCCCGGTCAAGAGCTCGCTCGATTTCTCTAAGCACTGGACCACTTATCAACGAATTTCTTGAACATATTACAATTATCCTATCATAAATCTTAATGGTGCTGCTGATCTCGCTCCATACTGGCTCACCCCATTTTGCAGAGTGAGGGAAATACCATGTTCTTATGTTCGACTTTTGGAGGTCGCTGTAAAGGCGTTCACAGAAAACGCTGTCTTTGGTATTGTAACTAATGAAGCAGGAGTAGTACTTGATGGGTGTCTTCGCTTGCGCTGCGACAAATTCTATGAACTGATTAGGGCAACCGCATCCCTGCAAGAACTGCATGGGAATCTGACCTTTAGACCGATACACTGTGTCTACACCCACAGTTGAAGGTCCAGTGTGACGTGTTGAATGTAGCCCAAGAGCTTCACTGAGGTCAACATTGGCAAATATCGTTGAAACCATTTCTGCGTTGCTGAAATCGGCATTGCGAAGTGTGACATCTTTGAAGAAAGTGTGCTCAAGATTGGCTCCTCGAAGCATCGCTTTCGTCATATCAACGTTTCGAAATTGTGTATAACCCAGATTGGTTCCAGAAAGTACAGTTTCGGTTAGTTTCGCTCCATTGATGATAGCGGAGCAAAGGGATCCCTCAGCGACATCAGCCATCGAGAGGTTCGTCTCAAGAAGGAGAGTAGAAAGTCCCGCTAATGGCATTTCGCTTGACATCACATGATCGTCCCCATACAATTCATCAAGATCTGAGGAGACAGCCCACGCTTCTCGAAGTAGGGCATCCTCGAGATTTGCCCTTTTCAGTGAAGCCGCTGCGAGATTTGCACCGTCAAGAATTGCCTCCATAAGGTTCGCCTGGTCAAGGTTGGCTCTGCGGAGGAGAGCACATTCTAGTATGCAATTCTTGAGCGTAGCTTTTTCAAGATTTGCGCCCTCTAGATTTGCTCTTGCGAAATCAAAACCGTTAAAATTCCCGCCGCCAAGATCGGCTCCTGAAAGATCAATTCGGTATACATTAGCCCGTCTTCTCCAAGTATTCCAGACACGGGCTCCCTTTTCAAGGGCTTTGAGATGTTTTTCGTTTGCCATGACTCTCTAGGTTTAACTATCTTACATTGGCCTTAGATGTTGCCTAACGTTCCGCATCAGTGGTGGCGCGATACTTCATCCTTCTGCTTCGCCTTGTTAGGCCTCATCCTCCGATACCGAGAAGAACCCTAATCCACGGCGATAACCACACTCCTAAAACGAATACGATGATGCCAGCCACGAGATTTATCGCAAGAGCGACCCACCTCTCTCGAGATCGTCCTGCGCCAAGAGTCTGTTGGAGCTGTTCTATAAGGGCTTTGGCTTTGTCCTCCTCCAATGTCGCCAGTTGCTGGTAACGTTCGTATTCGGCTTTCAACTTCTCCACTTGTCCGACTTTCGTTTTGAGCTCGCCTTCAAGTTCCGCGACCAGAGTGGCTGCGTCTTCCAGGGCAGAAGCGGCCCGCTTCACCTTCCGTCCCAAATCGTCACGCGAGCGCTGAAGGTCTTTGAGCAAATCATAGATTTCGGGGCCGGGCAAGACTGGAATTGTACGAAGGAACAGCCGAGCGACCTTGTCCCAATCTATACTAGGACCGACCTGCCTCTTATTGCGCATAGCACCCCCTTGTCACGTCTGATCCGACAACATACTCGTCGATATGCATTGGACCCGAAACTGACATTGCCTCCCGGAGCACCGAGTAGTTCGGCAGCCCTTTAGAAGCAGGCTGATGCCGGCATCCTCAGACACACGCGTTTCGTCCCCCAATTCATCACAGGGCCTTATGCGAATCGGCATGGAACTCCTCTTACAATTCCCGTACTTCATTATCTCGAAACAATATAACTTCTCGATCCCCTTAAAGTCAAAGCCAATTCCATTCCCAATCGAACCACCCTTCGACAGTCCGCAAATCATTCCGGTATATGAACATTGAAAATCGGCGTGGAGTCGCGCTGTGCTGCGGTTTGCTGAGAGGCGATTACTTGAAACACGCTCAAACGACAATTCGAGGGCGGATCGACACCGTCTTCTATGCCGGGCCACGGTTTTCCGCCGGACGTCTCGTGACGGCCGACGGCGACGAGGTGCAATTCGCCGGGCGGCTCTTCGCCCGTGAGAACGAACCGGTCGTGTTGAACGGCCGCTGGGTGACACACCCGAGGTATGGCCGACAATTCGAAGTCGAGGGCATGGAATACGACCTCGATCTGGATGCCGAAGGACTCGCCAACTACCTGGCCAACCATCCGAAGATGAAGGGCATCGGCCCGGTCAAAGCGCGGATGATCGCCGAACGTTTTGGCGCGGATTTCGACCGGGTGATCACAGAACAACCGGAGACGGTTGCTGAGACAGCGAAAGTCCCACTGGCGGTGGTCGAAAAGCTGCGCGACGAGTGGGGCAAGACCAGGGCAACCAACAGGGCTATCACGTGGCTGGCCGCATACGGGCTCACCCATCACCAGGTGACGACGCTGGTCAAGAAGTTCAGCAATGACGCACTGAGTCTGCTCAAGGCCGACCCGTACATCATCGTCCGCGAGGTACGCGGGTTTGGATTCAAACGGGTCGACAAGATTGCCCGCAAGATGGGGATGGCCAAAGATGATCCGGCCCGCATCCGTGCCGGCGTCCTCCATTGCGTTGGGGAGGCGCTGGAGGAAGGCGATTGCTGGATCGAGTTCGAGGAGTTGATCGACCAGGCCAACACGCTGCTTGTCATGGACGTCCTCGACAGCCGCGACCGGATCGAAAAGAAACTGAGCGAACTCATTGATGAAGATGTTCTTTCGTGCTCCGCACACGGTGGACGATTCCTCGTCGCCAGACCTGACATCCGCAAAATGGAGGAAGACATAGCGGTGTTGTTTCGGCAAGCCCGCCTGCCTAATCCCCATTTTGCCGGCACCGATAGTCTCGAATCCCTGGTGCAGAAGACTGCTCCCCAACTCAATGACGGCCAGCGGGAAGCCGCGCTCACCACTCTGCGGCATTCGATTTCCCTTGTTTCCGGCGGGGCAGGAAGCGGCAAGACGTTTACCGTCTCGGCCATCACAAGTATATACTCGGAACGTGATCTGCGTGTCGTCCTCGCTGCGCCCACCGGCAAGGCAGCCAAACGCCTTGAAGAGGTCGTCGGGCACTCTGCGAGTACGATTCATCGGTTGCTCGGCTTCAATGGCATGGACTACGGCCGCGGTCCGGACAATCCCATCGACGCCGATGTGATCATTGTGGACGAGGTCTCTATGGTGGACATGCCGTTGGCCTGGCGACTGTTCCAGGCGATCAATCTGGATAGAACCGCTGTCGTATTGGTGGGTGACCACAACCAGCTTCCTCCGATAGGTCCTGGTAACCTGTTACGCGATCTCGTCCAGTCGCGAGTTGTGCCGGCGGTCATTCTCGACAAAGTCGTCAGGCAGGCAGGGGTCCTCAAGGAAAACAGCATCGCAATTCTGAACGGCGAAGTACGCAAGACCAGCGAGCCGGAAGGCCCCGGCCGCCGTGCGTGGTACATGGTGGATCAGTTCTCCGACCAATGGGACGCCCAGCGTTTCCTACTGGAGTTGTTCGAAAACGTGCTCGACAAACGACTCGGCTTTGACCTCGTGTCGGATGTCCAGGTATTGACGCCGACCCACAAGGGACCGCTTGGCACGCACGATCTGAACCGGGAGTTGCAGCGACTCATTCAGCGTAAACTGTGGGGTGTGGAGGTTCCGGTCGCTCCGGCCGGTCGCAGGCCGAAGCTCTTCCCCTGCGACAAGGTCATCCAGACCCGAAACAACTATGAGATCGGCGTCATGAATGGCGCAGTGGGCGTTGTCACGAATGTCGCACGGGACGGTTCGCTCATTATCGAGTTCGACGCAATGCTGGTGGAAATCGAGGCCGGGTCTCCGAATATGCAGGACATCCAGCTTGCCTACGCCCTCACAATTCACAAGGCGCAGGGCTCCGAGTTTCCATGCGCCGTCGTGGTGGTCCACAAAGCCCACTCCTTCATGCATCACAGGAATCTCCTCTACACCGGCGTCACCCGGGCCAAGGAGACGGCTGTCATCATCGGTGATCGCTGGGGAATCGCAGACTGCGCGAAGAAGCGAAAACAGAATGAGCGAAAGACGTTTCTCTCGTTGTTTCTTGACTAAGAACCGAAGGAAACCCGTCACATCCTATCTGGCCGCCGATGAGCCTCGTTCGCGGTCTCCTATCGGTGTACTGAGCCACATAGGGAAGTATAACTGTGTACGGTAGAACGCCCTCTCCCCATTCTGACCTGGATAGGGTCAAGGTCGTCATCGAGACGCACGAACAAGAGCCCTGCGCCTTCGGGTCCAATTAGTTTGTTGTATCAACAGGTTGCAGTGGAAGGTCCGCTACATGCTGTTATTAGCTCACTCCTCATCTTACCTTCGACCTAATAGCGCTTCACATTGCGAGCCCCCGTACTTCGATTTGATGCTGCCGGGTCCGCACGACCGAGCCGCGTTCGGTTGCATGGATCGCCCGAATCGGATCGCGCGTCATCAGCTCACCGACCTTCACACCCGCCTCCGTGAACCATTGGAATCGCTTACTCGTGAGCAGCCCAAACCCGGACTTCGAGACCAGCAGCCGGCCCTGTTGAAAGACGTCGAGGAAGGCCGCGAGCTTGATAGTGTCCTCGACGACGTAGAGCCGCGTCGGCGTGAGGAAGTACGTATACCGACCTATGTCGATGATTTCGCTGGGGCAAGTACCGATGTCGTACACTACCAGAGGCCGACCCTCTCGCGAAACTAGAATGACCTTACCGGAGTAGGTTGCCAGATAGGCTGCGCCGTCGGAGACAGCGAAGCTTGCGGCGTAGACCCAGTCTTGGGGTGTCCCACCGGTCATAGTGATCTCAAGCCGGAAGCCGTCGACGTCAATCACGTGGTCGGGAGCCGTCCGAGCGAAGTAGGTTACGTCGGATTCCTCGAAGTCGAGCGTGTTCGGGTCGACGCCCGTCAGAACCTCGAACGCTCTGTTCAGGGTCTTCATTTTCTCGGTGGCAGCTGGATCGCCAGCATGACGGTCAGGGTGGTGGGCCAGCGCCAACGCTCGATACTTTCGCTTGATGTCCGCGGGGCTCACGGGCAATGACAGGTCGAAAAGCCGAAGCGCCTCGCAAACCTCGCAACCAACGCCGAAGCGCTCGCTGCGACCCACGACGCGTTTCCAACCTTCCTTGAGGGGCATCACCACGCCCCAGACGGTGTGACCAGATGTCGTGCAACACCATGCCTCGTCGGCGAGGGTGAAGAGGTACCGGTCACCCTCGGGAGCAACATCCACGGCTCGTACCTGGGATTTGAACTCCCCCCAGTAGTTCGTGTCGATGGTTCGGAAATGGTCAACCACGCGCGAATCCTCCCGAAGGTTCGATTCGGCAACGGTTTTCAACGCCGAGTCGTAAATGTGCAGAATCCCATTTGAGTCCATGATTGCGATGCTGGACCCCGCGGAGCCGGTCCCCGTTCGATAGGCGTCATGCATCAGAGCCTTCTCTCCAACAAGGAGACCGCATCGATCCATCCGACGGAGCACGCTCTTCACGGCCGGCCGTTTCGCGCTGGCCCCGGAGCTGTCGAGCAGCCAAGTTCCTGCCGCATCGATGGCGGCGATGTCGAAGGCGGGATCGGGCCGTTCATCCCCCTGCAGCTTTCGTTCATCCATAAGCGTCCAAGGGGTGTCATCCGAGACCGCGAACAGCGGCAGCGACGACGGACTTACTACATCGACCGGCGTGTAATCGTGCTTATTCCCCGCCTTATCCATTAGGGTAAGGATACGGTTGAAACGTCGCCGATCGACGTCCTTGATGTGACTGGGAACCACCTCGAACATCTCGATGCATCGCTTGGCCGCAGCCGCTAACTGCCCAGACTTCATTCGCTGGATGATGAGCTTGGTGTAGGCCTTGGCGATGACCTGCCCCACTCTTCCCTCACGCTGTTTCGGGGAAAGCCCTGCGGTAAGCTTCACCACCTTGGCGTGCTGGTTCTTGAATCCAGCCTGAAATAGAGGTGCAATCGTCGGATCATTGTACTCGCGATGAAATTCGTCACGACCATCGACTTCCCAAGTCGGCGGTGACGGCGGCAAAGGAATGTACTCGGCCTGCGACCAGTCAAGCTCGATTGGGGGCTCCCGCCGTCCGGATGGTCTCTTCGAATGCTGGGCGAGGCGCTCCAGTCCAACAGATTTCTGGGGTACAGACATCTTCATCTTTCCGAACAGTTTCGAGAGGAAGCCAGCCATCTGTTCTCTCCGCACAATCGTTCCTAGCTAATTCAACGGCCGGTCATGGAGTTTATTTACCATGTTGTCGCATAGGCGCTCAGCATTATAAGCAGCCGAAACCTGACCAGAGTTGTTGTCAGCTGCACACGCGTCACCTTTTATTTGGCATTGCTTTCATTGCGTTGACGGATCAGGCTTTTGTCGGGCCAGAGTGCCTTGTCCTTAGGTAATGAAATCTTTCTCCCATGTAGGGAGGACACAAGCGCCTGATCTGCTTTGGCTAGTTTCAGACCAGTCTTGTTTGAGAAGATTACACGATACTCCACGTCTATGGACAGAATTCCAATGTCAAACAAGCGATGATAACAGCAAAGCATCAAGACCCCGTTTCGGGGATTCATTTTCAAATCAGGCGAGCATTGGGACCAAGGTATGATATGGGCAGCATCAAGCATCTCTGAGGAGAATCCGGCGCCACTTAAAGCACAGCGGCCGCCATAGGCTTTCAGCAGCGCCTGCCTGAATATCCTCTGCTGCATGCCTCGCACCTTGACTTTGGTGTAGATCTCATGGGAAGCGTCGGGTTTCTTGAGAATCTGAGTAACGAGTTCGTCTTCGGCAGTGCCGTCTGAAGCGAATTCAAATGGATTTGACACCTTAGCCCAATCGAAGCTGCGGACTTGACCACGACCTTCCTCAAGGTTATCGTGACTCCAAGCGATAAATCCTGCCCCAGGCTTATTGGTATGCTTGTTAACGACCAATATAGTTAGTGGCGGAAGGTTACTCGCTATGCAATAGTCCTGTATGAGTCCGAGGACGTAGCGAACTGCACGATGATGAATACCTATGGCCTTAGCAAGATCTTCATAAGTAACATTGCGAGTGGTCGAAGCAGTGCTTGTGAGAACCTTCCATGCCTTGAATGCCCGCTCAGCTTGGTTGACTTCATCGCCGCTCTCCGACAACATGCTCCAATCGATTGAAAACGCATTTGCCCTGCCAGATACAAACTGCCGGTCTTTGAATTCTCCATAATCAGGATAGCCATAATCGCGACCTCTTTCCCTATCCGAATTACGGTTCACAAGCCAAACGCATTCTTGAATATCGATGCATGGGAGATCTCGCCTCGACCGAAGTATCGATACGATCTTCTGATTACCAGCCTTCCTAAAGCGAGCAAGCATGGCATCATACTGGTCTTCTTGAGAACCCTTCATAGAACCAATAACGTAGGTGAAGCGGGTTGCCTTCAGTTCGGTCGACAAGCTGAATATTTCCAGCAGATCCATGTGACTCATTGACGATTTTGCCTGAATCAGACTGTCAATTGCTGGCCTGTGGAGTCTGATCATGTTCACAAAATCCGAGAGACTATAATGCTTATCCATGTACTATTCCTCGATACCTCCTGAAAAGGTGTCGGGGTCAGCCTTGCTCGTTCGCATTGGCCACCGACGTCGCCCGTCTGTGCTCGCCCCCGTTATCTTGCTAAGCTTTCGTGTGCCTTTTACTTCTGTCGTCGCTAACATAGTGATCAAAGCGATCAAGGATGACCGACTGAATCGTGCGATGAACGAGGACGACCAGCACAAAAACGACACCGAGAGCAATCCACCAGACAGGCGCAGTTCCTGCCTTCAGAAGGCGCAAGCCAAAAATCGCAGCGACCAAGGCGAGGGCCGACGAAAGCGGACCGGCAAAATAGCTGAACCAGTCTCGTGTGCGTATTACCGCTCTCTCCCAAGTCCGCTCCTCATCAGGTGAGCCCGCGCTCTCGCGGATGAATCGACCTGCCCTCTTAACGGAAAAATCCTCACCCAAAATGTAAAGGTCGAAAACGAAAGTAACGAGCGGAACGAGGTAGAGTAGCTGCCCGGTGGCTATGGAATCCTTGCCTGCCAATCCAACACGCAGCAATCCGGTAACGAACGCAAGCTTTGCGAGCACGTATTTGTGCCGCCTTGCTTGCGTGCTCTCAATCTCCCTGCGGAGGTCTTGAATGAAATCGCCGTTGTCTCGCATAAAGAATCCTCGCTTCAGCGTTGCGGATCACACGCGGCTATAAGCCATTGCGAGGAACGGCTTGTTGGCCGGCACATCCCCGTATACTGACACTCCGCGTCTGAAGAGGCAGTTGCCGGCTAGGTAGCAACCGAGGCATGGCTTACTTCCTGAGTGGCTCATCGACGCTCGCCTAGGTCGATTTCCTCCACCTCAATCCCATACTTCTTCCGCAGGTCGTTGACCTCGCCACGATACCTGTCCAGGATTTGCTTACTGCTGTCTCCGTATGGTTTGGTCGTAACAATAGTGCATCCTTCCACTGCACCAGCCTTCAACCCGAGCGTTGCGCCAAATAGGAAAGAGTCCGGAAGTCCCAGTTTCGTGTGGTGCGCAACAACTATTCTGCGTATGCAGGTTTTCTTAAATATGAGTTCCTTGACCTGCAGTTCCTCAGTATTGCCGTGACAGAACAGGCCCGTGTCGGACACCAATCCGCTAATGCCGATTACAACAGTCCGCGGGTAGAACTTCTCATAGTTCGAGGCCGTTTGTGCTCCGAACAGCGCATTCAAGTCCTGATCGTACCGACCCCCCGCCAGCACTATGTTTAGGTTCGCTTTCTTGTCCGCCGCGACAAGAATCTCAAATGCCTTATAGTTGTGGGTCATTATGGTAAAATGCGTCTCATCCGGCTTTTCGAAACTCATTTCCACGATCCTAGTGGCTATTGGATGGAGAGATGTACCAGCGTCGAGTAGAATCGAATCCCCTGGGTGAAAGTATTTCTCAACAATGCGGTCAGCTACCGCCTTCTTGGCTTTCACCTCTCTCTCGCCTTGGATATCAAAATAGGATCGAGCTTTCTCCCCAGTAACGGCACTTACTCGATCTGCACTGACCTGTGCCTTCTGCTGAGGCTGTTTACTTTTCTCCTGCATCGGAACTACTCCTCTCTTATTCGTCAAGGAAATTGAGCACTCTATTCTTGCACCCAGTGTCTCCAAAATCCATGCGAAGACATCTGATGGCTATTGCAGGGGGGACAGCGGATATGAATGGCGACCGAAGGCCTGCACCCTGGAGTTTTTCTATTACCTCATCCGGCCCGATACTTTGATCGATGATCCGCATTTGTATAGGCTCCTCGCGTGTGGCATTTGCGGCAAGGAGAATCTGCATGACATCATCGTCTCGAAAACTGAACCCGATGAAAACCGCTTTCTTGCAGCGCAAGAGATGCGAATATAGGTGTCTGAAGGCATAACCGTGCGGGTCATTTCCAATCATGAGTTCGCGACCCGGAAACATGACGCAGAGTCGGCCTAGCATGTCTCCGTCAAGGCTGTCGGGCCGTTCAAATGCCACCGTACTTTGTGACTGGTCTTCTGAGACGCGGAACCAAGCAACGCAGCCGTGCAATCGGTAGAGATGAACGCCCCTGCGATTGTAGTACGTTGGATTCCATTTCCCTCCCTTACGGGTTCGGCTAGGAATGCCGGTGATGAGCGGAACGGCAATGGAGGAATCACGATTATCTTTGAACACATCCTCCAGAAGTAGGTCGTAATTCGTTGTAAATACGGGGAGAAATGGCTCTGTTCTGCTATTCCGCAACGCCAACTCCTCATATAGCGAGCGAACCTCTTGCCCGACTGGACCTAGGTCCCGTTGACGGCTGTAATGGCAGTAGGTTGTCTGAGTGAGGTCATTGATGACTGTCGTGATCATTGACTCGAACGCGTGAATCTCGTCTCTGATGCGTGGGAAGCGATTTTGGATACCAGAGTGGGTGTCAAACTTGCCGCAGAACGTATGGTAGTCGTTAAGTAGCCAGAGGTAGTTGTCATGAGTCGTCGGGCGATGCATAGCCATGAGTGCCTGGTTCAAGGATTCAATAAGTCGTGGCGTTTCTTCCGATTGGTGGGGAAGCCCTTCCAGTAATCGAACGACTGGATCAGTCATAAGATCTCCAAACCGCTGAAACGTATGATATCCGGCAAATTGCGAAGCGCCAGCACCCAAAAAGAGAAGCATATCAAGGCTTCCCACATCTTGCATTATCATCACGTGCCCCACCACCAAGTCATTCTGAATGTTGAAAAACCCAGGTCCTTGCTCAAGTCAGACAAGCGCCCTGACATCTCCAGTCCTTTCATGGGCGGGACCTCTTTTCTATTGTGTGTCGTTTCTTCACCCAGGCATCTAATTCGTCGACGTCAAACCGCCAGACCCGGCCCATCCGATGGGCCGGCAGGTCGCCTTCACGAGCCAGACGGTAGATCGTGGACTTGCCGATTTTCAAGTGCTTCGCTGCTTCTTCCAGAGTCAACCAGGTAGTCATGAATCGCCGTCTCCATCTCCACTCGTGAGCATTAAATGTCAAATAATAACATTTCCGAGCACGAAAAGCAACACATTTTCCGGTCGCCGTCAGAATGTGTTTCCGGTCGGTAAGTATCAATCAGCGTGGATATTGGTGAAAATGGAGCCTAAGTGGCAGTTGAGCGGCTAAGCAATGTAAAAGACTATTACCGGCGGATCACCGAGATCGATATCGGCGCGGTCGCCCGGGAACTCCTCGGCTCCCGCGTCACGCACGAATCCGACCGCCTGCTCCAATGCGACTGCCCGAACCACAATAGCCAATCGCACCGGTCCCTTCATGTCATGCTCGACAAGCAGGGTTGGTATTGCTTCGGCTGCGGCGTCGGAGGCGATGTGCTCCAGCTCGTGGAGTTCATCCAGTCGGGCCGGGTGACCCGGGGCCAGTCCGGCCCCATGCCGGAGAGCCATCAGCATGCCCGCGATTTCCTCGCGGCCAAGGCCGGGCTGCCGTCGTTGGCCAAGCACGGACTCTCGCCTGAGGAGTTGGCGGAAGCGGAGGCCGAACGCCTGGTTGAATTGCGGGTTCACGACGTGTTGACGGCTCTGGCGGAACAGTATCACCGGCGGCTCAAGGAGAATCCGGACGCGCTCGAATGGTTCCGATCCAAGTACGGACTGTCCGCCGAGACAACCGATAGGCTCCTCATCGGCTATGCGGACAACGACGGCGAAGGCGGCGTCATCCGGAAACTGACGGGTAAGGACCTCGGTTTCGCCCCGAGGGAACTCGCCGCATCCGGTGCGTTCCGCCCGACCAATCAGGACGGGCTCGATCCGTTTTTCGAGCGGCGCATCGTGTTTCCCTATTGGAGCCGCGGCCGCGTCGTATTCATGATCGGCCGCAAGACGCCGTGGACACCGGACAAGCCGTGGGAACAGGGCAAGTACAAGAAGCTGCCCGTCCACGACGAAAACACCCGCCGGCATATCGCTCCGTGCATCGACAACAGCCATCTCTACAACGAGGACTGTCTGCTCGCCGGACCGGAGCGGTTGATCATCACCGAAGGGGTAACCGACTGCATATCCCTCATGGAACAGGGATTTCCGGCGGTCTCGCCGGTGACCGTCCGCATCCGCGAGGCGGATTGGGAGCGGCTGCTGCCGCGTCTTCGCAACGTGAAGACGGTCTATGTCTGCCAGGACAACGAGATCTCTCAGGCCGGGTTGAACGGCGCGCTCAAGACCGCAGCGGTCCTTTCCGAGCACCGAATACAGACCCGGCTTGCGGTTCTCCCTCTGGATGAAAGACGCGAGAACGCCCGCCGGGAGTTGCGGGAGCGGTTCGCTCTCGACGCGGCGGTGGGAGCCCGCGAGCTGGCCAAGCGCCTCGAAGGCAAGAGCGCGGAGGAAATCCGTGAAGCCGAACGCCTGCTCTCCGAAGCCAAGATCGACGTCAACGAGTACTTCGCCGAAGGGCACTCGGCCCGGGACTTTGGAGAGTTGCTGGCGAAGGCCGAGACGCCCTTGGAGTTCGTCATCTCGCGATTGCCAAGCGAAGTGTCCGAAGAAGAACGCAATCGACTGTTGGAACCGATCCTTGGCGAGGTCGCCCGCATTACCCCATTGGAACAGGATCGGTATCTGAAACTCATCCAGGAACGGTTCGGCAAATCGGGCTTGTCTCTGGGCACCCTGCGCAGCCAGGTCCGCGCGATGCAGAAGGATCAACGGTCGCATGTCAAGCACAACAAGAGAAAAGAGAAGCCGCGCACAGACGCGCCGCATGGTTCCTGCCGGGCTCGGATCGAGGAGGTGTTGTTCGACACCGAGGAAGAACGCGGTTCACCGGATTACGCGAAGGCGGCGGAAGCGGCCTATGATTGGTTCATCGCCCATGGGGCACGTTTCTTCCGCACCCCGCTTGGGGAACCATTCATGTTTTTCGAGGACACGATCCTGTGGATGGATACTCCCGACCGCGGCCGCAAGCGGCTCTATGCGTCCCTCATGTACAAGCACACCGGGATGGTGCAGACAACCGGCGGCGGCCGCACATTTTTCGAGGTGTTGGCGAACCTGGCGGTGGAGCGCGGGCAGGTGCGGGAACATTTCTCCTGGCTACACACGGATGTGGCCAGGGAGACTGTCTATTTCAACCTGAACAACATCGACCACGAAATCGCCAAGATCACCCCCGATGGCGTCGAAATCCTCAAGAACGGCGGCAATGCGGATGGCGTCATCCTGGACGGCTCGCGGAAGCTGGCCCCGATCCGTTTCCTCCCTGACGCCGATCCCGCCGAAGCCGACCGGCTCCTTGTGGACTTGCTGCTCGACAATCTCACCTGCGCGCCGGGTGATCGGGTGCTGATCCTCTCGTGGCTGTCCTGTTTCCTCTTGATCGATTTCGCAGGCACGAGGCCCATGACCCGGTTCGAGGGTCCCGCGGGCTCGGGCAAGACCACCGCGAGTAAATTGATCTCAGCGCTGCTCTACGGCGAGCCCCAGCAGAAGAAAAGCACCGATGCGGCCAACTACACCGACGGCTCGCAGAACCCGCTCATCGTCCTCGACAACATCGAGGTCAAACAGATGACCGAGGACCTGACGACCTTCATCCTGACCAGCATCACCGGCATCGCCAAGGAAAAGCGCAAGAGCGGCACGGACACCGAGACGGTCATCGAACGGACCAAGTGCCTGCTCAACACCACGGGCATCGAGCCGCTGGGAGGGGAACTCGCGGAAATCCTGTCCCGCTCGTTCATCATCCGATTCGACATGGACGAGCAGGCGAGTGACTGTTTCCTCGAAGCGAAAATTCTGGCCGCGCTCCGGGAGCACCGCGATCTGATCGTCTCTTCCTTGATGAAGCGCACGAGCCACCTGCTGGCCATGCTCCGGGCCGGCGCTCAGGAGAAGGTGATGAGGCTTTTGCACCGAAGCCTCGGAAACCACAGCAAGCGGCGATGCAACGACTACCTGAGCCTCATGTACCTGATGATGCTCGCCGGGGAGCAGCAGGAGGTGATCGACCGGGCGCTGGAAGAACTTCATCCGCAGTTCGTGAGCCGGATCGCCACACTCAACAACGTCAGCCTCGAAACCGCCCGCGAATCCAACCCCATCGCCACCTGCCTGGCGTCACTCTTCAAGGCCTACCGCCACGCGCTTGAAGCTGATTTGGAGAGCACCGCCATCAATGTCGCCAAGACGAACAAGGCGGCGTTTCTCGAACGCTACCAGATTGACTTCCAGGACGAGACTACCATCAAGGGCGCTCTTGCCCGCGACCTGTTCGTGGCCATCAAGCGCCTATCCAAGGACTTCGGCCTGTTATTCCACATGAACTCCGTCCAGCAGTTCGCCCAACGGTTCTCGAATGACCTGGAGACGATCCGGGAAGTGGGGTTCGAGATTACCGTCAACCGGTCTTCGCACTCGGTCCGTCGCACTGCCACCTACGACATTACCTTCCTCATCTGAAGAAACCCATGTCTCTGCTGGGACTATGCGAAGGGTACCCTTCGCAAACGGTGAACGACCTTCGCGCCTGCAAGCCCATTCACACCAAATGGTTAGATTGATCGTGCGAAGGTGCGAAGGGTTTCCGGGGTCAGCCCCCCTTACGCGAAAAATATTCTCACTAGTTATGGTCCCCGGTCTCTGACTGGTTCGCCTGTGTATTTCTTCGCTTACACGTGAATGACTCTACCTACTACCTTCGCACCTTCACCTTCTCTTTATCATATCTATCTTTCATATCAATCAGTTACAGCAATGCGAAGGCTCCTGCGAAGGTCTTTTTCATGCCTTTGACCCTTCGCACCTTCGCAATCCGGCAGTATCCGGTTCGTTCCGGTAAGTATCTCGCGAGGAAATTCAGCCAACTGGAGTACCGGAAGTGAGCCTTCTCAAACTCATGATGGAACAGACGGCCAGGGACACAATACCGATTGATGTCCCGGAAACCGAGGAGAAGACCCCATCCTCTGTTGAAAACGTCCCACACGGAAATGGAACCACGCAGGAAGCGGCGCTCTACGTGGCTACGAACCTTGAGTCATGGGAGACGTTGACGCTACAGTACTACGCTCGGGACGTCAGCATTGACAACACCTGTTACCGTAGGCTCGATCCAGATTACTACGCTTGGCTCAGGCGCAAAATGGCACTGGCCAGAAGAGCTGCGGGCTCGGGACGAATCTCATCATCTGCTTTCGAGACGTTGCGTATCCGGTTCAATGATATCCACGTCTGGGCCATGGAGCATTTCGGCGAGGACGTACTACTTTCCGCAGCCAAGACGCTGGACCCGAAGATATATTCTCCGCCGGTAATCGAGACATTCGAACAGGATGCTCGATATCTTCCCGGACAAGCCGCACGGGAGAAGACGCCTCGTGCGGTCCAGCAGTATCTCTTCCCGAAAGAGGGCGACTGGCCATTTACACAGGAGGTTTCACCGTCGGCCATTGCCATGGTGGATGCCATCCGTGACCGAGCCTTTTCCCTCGGATGGAGCGAAGCCAGGCTCTACCAGAACCGCGGATGTCTTCGCTTCCCTTACGGCCAGGACTACGGCCTGGTGTGCTTTCTGGATGGCAATGTGCGTATCGGCGAAGTTACTCCGCAGTCAATCGAGATTGTCGGAACGACATCGAAAGAGAACCGTCTGAGATTCTACAACCCAGACGTGGATCAACCATGGCTGAGGAGGATGAGGAGTGAAAAGTGAAACGAGACTATGCTAATGCCAAGGATGTCCTGCCGTCCGACTTGTTGCGTGCTCTTCAGGAGCACTTCACTGGCCTGCTCTGGGTGCCGAGCGACACCTGTTTCTATCATGAGCGCCGCAGACTGGTGCTTGCACTGAAGGACCAGGGAATCTCTACGCGTGAGATCGCAAGACTATCGGGCGTGACTCCGCGCCGCGTGCGGCAGATCTTTGCCGAAAGCCGCACGGAATCATCCCCGACGCTTCACGACTCCAGCCGGTAGGTAATGAAGGGGTCTTGCCTTAGTGAGGGCGAAATCTGCCTTCCGCCCCGAACCCCGGCTTGGGAACACGAGCGAGTGGACCATGAAAGATGGAGCGAAACAGAACGACGGACACCTCAGCAAGAAGGACACGACGCATCTGGATCGCTGGCAGCGGAACTCGGGAGCCGAACGGAAGCACGGCCCACCGGAGGGTAACCTGAACTCGATGCGTCACGGTATCTATGCCAACCGGTTTCTTGCCGAGGACGAGAAGCCCCTCTTCGAAACCATTATCGCCCAGCTCTACCAGGACTTCGTGTTCAACAAGAGTTCGGACTTCATGCAGGTCGAATTGGTGGCGGTTTACTTCCTCAAGCTGGGGCGAGCCCAGGAAGCCGGCGACTGGGATGCGGCCGAGAAACTGGACCGCATGATCCGCTGTCACCTGAAGGACCTTAAAGCAACGAAGATCGCCAGGGAGGGCGAAGCAGTCAAAGGACCGGAGACAACCCCGGCGGAATGGGCCACAGCGCTGTTGGAAAAGCTGGCTGAATCGAAGAAGAAACCGGCTAAGAAGATAGCCAAGAGAATAAAAACGCGAAAATGATTGCGGATAACACCAGGGGGGCCCGCAGAACAGCCCCGGAAACACAGGGACTTACGGCGTTGCCACCGGCAGGAAGTTCCGATAACCCCTGTTCCAGGAAGTTTCGATTAAGCGTTCTTTCCGTAATACGGGCTTGGACGCCTGCAGGGGCATCGGTGAGTCTCGGCAAGGTGCGCGAACATGGAGACTGCGTGGGCGTTGCCGGAAGGCTTCTCACGTCCCCGAACGAGAACGCGGTCCCGAGGGACCGCAAGGTTCTCGTGCCTGCCTGCGGATCAGAGCCGTTCGAGCGCCTCTTCAAGAGCGCCATCAACCAGGTGGGTATAGATCTCCGTGGTGGAGATGTTCCGGTGGCCGAGCGCGCGCTTGACCACAAGCAAGTCGGACGTGGCGGCATACAGGTGGGTAGCGAAGCTGTGCCGCAGCCCGTGAGGGCCAAGGCTCTTCTTGATACCCGCCTCGGTCAGCCAGAACTTGACGCGGTTGGCTACCTGCCTCGGCGAGATGCGCGTTCCGCGGTTGGAGAGAAAAAGCGCGGCGTCGGCGGTGCCTTGCCTTCGGCGCTCTGCGAGGTATCGGCGTAGGAGGGAGCGAAGGTCGGACTTGAGGAACTTCACTTGTGGTAGGTTGCCCTTGGCGCGGACGCGCAGATGCTTCGCGTCGAGATCAACGTCGTCGATGTCCAGAGAGACAAGCTCCTGGAGGCGGATGCCGGTACCGAGGAACAACTCGATGATAACCCGATCCCGTCGAGCCAGGGTCGAAGATCGTCCGCGGAGTGCGCTGAGTAACCTGCGTTTCTCGGCTTCGGTGAGAAACATCGGCGGCGTACGCGGCAGTCGGCGCATGGTGACCGACCGGGCTGGGTTTTCCGGAAGGAGCTCTGCCTCCTCGGCCCAGGCGAAAAAGGACCTTACCGCAGCCTTGAATCGGTGCAGTGACGCGGCTGAGCGCGGCGCACCGCCCGCTGTCTCCGTCACGGCTGGGTCGGTGAGGACCTGGTCAAGTATTCCAGGGGCCACCTGGTCCATGGAGAGGTCGGGACGAATAGAGGCCAGGACTCTGGCGAGCGTGCGCAGGTCTCGCAGATATGCGCTCACTGTATTGGGTGAGCGCCCATCCGCTTCGAGCTTACGGCCAAAGGCACACACGGCCTGTTCGACAAGATCAAGCGCCGGTATCAACCGCACCGCACTGGGGGCGGTATTATTCATTGTCCTCGTCTTCCTTCCGGCTCCGGCCCATGGGCGTATCCTTGGGCAGAGGCAGCTTCTCGATGCGACCGGTTTCTTTGGCCCAGATCAGGAACATCCGGAACACCCGCGTGGTCTTATCCACGGTGGGCTTCGCCCGCTTTTTGCCGCTGGGCAGCTTCAAGAGAGCGTCCGACCTGAAGAACTTACCGACATGCGGTGCCAGAATACCAGACAGTTTCCGCTCCGCCCCGAAGAAGGCTTCGATCTGCTCGAAATCCTTGGAGTAAGTATAGAGCGTCCGCTCCTTTTTGCCCTGGCCGCGAAGGTGTTCCAGGTAGGCCTGGGCGGCATCATGCAGTGTTTCACTCATGGCGTTTTCTCCTTTCAAGAGGTTCAACGTATTGCATACCATAGTGTTACGCACATTAACACACAGGCATTTAAGCCCCTGGAAGTCAAGGCGTTCCTGGCCTATTTGCCAAGAAAGATCAGGCTCCGGGCGAACTTGGCCGTCTCGGATATCAGGGGTATGATTCGGGGCCCCGGACGGCGGCGGTCCCCCGTCAACGCTTCTCAAACAGGACCTGGCCGAATACCTGGAATCGCGCAAAGTCATCACTGTCGAGATCAACCTCTTCGATCCCGTCTATCGGCCGGTCTCGGTTGACGCGGAGGTGTTCGCCTATGCCGGCGAGGACCTCGACCTGGTCCGGAGCCGCGTCGAACAGGCATTGGCCGACTTCTTCGCCTTCGACCGCATGAGCTTCGGTGCGCCGGTCCATTTCTCGGATCTGGTAGCGCTTTTGGACGGCGTGCGGGGCGTGAGCCACGTGCGCATGTACACGCCGACCCAGGACGTCGACATCCGCGCCGGTCAGATCGCGGCGCTTGGTCAGGTCAACCTCGACGTGCGGAGGGCGTCCTGATGTCCTCCTACTTCGAAAAGAAACTCATCGATCTCCTTCCGCCTCTCTACCGCGAACGGGATGAGTCCGGCGATCTGGATGCTTTTCTCAAGGTCCCGGCCGCGAGCCTGGACGAGCTGAAGACTCTTGCCGAACGCTTTCCCGAGATCTTCGACGTCGGGCGTTGCGAGGAGAGATTCCTGCCGTTTCTCGGCGGGATCGTCGGTCACCGTTTCGATCCCACCGTCGATGCTGCCGCCCAGCGCAGGTTTATCCGCGAGTCCATAGAGACTTACCGGCGCAAGGCAACCATCCCCGCCATCGGCCGCTCGCTCGTTGACATCGGGTGGGAGGGGCGCATCGAGGAGACTTTCCACAAGGCGCTGCGTCTGAACCGCCGTTCGGTCGTCGGACGGGCGAAGTTGCCCGGGCTGATCTATAGCCTGGGCGTCTACCGTATCGACAGCGACAACCTCGTCCAGGGAGTCCGTGACGCGCTGCCCTTCCATCATCCCGCCGGAACGCGTGTTTTCTTCCTGCAGTGGCTCTACACGATCCTTTCCATGGAGTCGAATTTCGAAGCGGTCATCAAGAAGGTCGTCGAGCGGGTGTGCCTCGGGCATCTGCACGAAACGTTCGTGGTCAACCACAATGCCCTGAATACGGATTTCCATCTCACCCGCAAGAACAAGACCTGGGGCTGGTGGCGGATCACCGACGGCACCACGCTCATGCAGGAAATCGAGCGAGCCGCGGTGTGCGTCTCCCGCTGGCATGGCCGCTCCCCCCGGTTCCGTCTGAACACCGGCAACCTGAACGCCGAACGCCTGCCGAACCTGTGGATTAGCGAACGGCATGCGTCGTTCTGCTGCGAGATCGAAACCAAGCCCGCAGTGGAACCGGGCGTCTCGTTCATCCGGCTGGCTGGCCAGGACTTGAACCGATCCCGCCTGAACCGCTCCGCTCAGTCTTGCCGGATCAAGTTCCGCCAGAAAGACCTGCTCTTGGAGGCGAGACAGGACTCGCCCGACGTCGCGGGAGACCGCCGCACACACCGGTACGGGAAGCGGTCGCGGCTCTCCCATTGGTTCCGCGTCGGGCATTCGAGGCTCGGAAGAAACGACAAGGTCTCCGGCGCGGCTGTGGGTCGTCACCTCTTCATCACCGTTTACGCCGATGCTCAGTGGTCGGAGGTATCCGGCGCATGGGACATCGTCGACCGCTGGCGCGCCCGCAGGCCCGGCTTCTCCCTGAACAACAAGGCGCTCAACCTCGCCGAACTGACCGACGCCTATGTGACCGAGACCCGCGCATCCTTCGAGATGGACGTGGACACGGGCATACCGCGTCGCAGACGCGTGGAGACGCTCCTGCTCAACCGCCGCAGGCTGAATCACACAGGCTTGCTGTTGTCGGTGGACCAAACCCGGCCCATGCGGCTCGGCTCCATGCCGCTCAACACCGCCGGATTCCGCTTGTCCGAGCCGTGCTTGCGATGGCGATTCCGAAATTAGGTGTCGAGATGCTGGGTCGCCAAAAAAAGATTACTTAAGCAGAACCATTTTCTTGCTTTCCACAGAATCGCCTGCCGTCAATCGATAAAGGTAGACACCGCTGGCTACCTGACTTCCATCCCAGGTAACGCTGCGGTTTCCAGCTTCAAGATGTCTATCGGCCACGGTGGCCACCTTCTGGCCCATGACGTTGAAGATTTCCAGTTTCACGTGTGAGGCAGCAGGTAAGGAGAAGCTGATTTCAGTGATCAGGTTGAAGGGGTTGGGGTAGTTCTGGCTCAAAGAATAGTCGGTGGGCGTTGTACTTATCTCTTCCCAGACACCTGTCGGCGTCAAAGTCTCAAAGGCAATATCATCAAGGTATATGGTGGCCCCCTGAGGATTCTGACTGTAGTTAGTGACCCAGACGAATCCCCCTATGACTGAGGAGAGGTCCCGACCCGTCAGATCGAGCGAGTATTCTTCCCACTGAGTGCTCAATATAATGACGCCAGTAGAGATTGGACCGTAAGAGTCCCAATTGCCAAGGCCGGGGGCACGAATGCCACCGGTCTTGAATTCACCTCTTTCCCCTCCAGTGTGCCCTCTTACACGGAAGGTCAGTTTAACTGAATCACTCCCATTTGTAGATGCGGAGAGATCATAGCCTGGGTACAAACCCCAGTTATTGACTGGAAACTGCCAGTAGATTCCGCCCCATTGCCCGGGCGAAGGTGTGTAAGATATCCGTGTGCATGTTTCTCCCGAATACGGATTCTCTGTGTGAAGTTCGTACAGCACCTCGGTAGGATCTCCGGAGGTTGTATCGTTTTCGGCAAACTGCTCAAGTTCCCCCATCCATCCGCTCGGACGAAAGCCGTTAAGCGTATCACAGCCATCGTAATACACGTAGAGTGGCAATTCCGCCTCAGTCGTATCGACTGCTCTCTCGGGTCGAGTAATGCCCTCTTGCGCTGAATCCGGTAGCAGGTCAACCATAAGCGGTTTTGGTGAACCATTTGAGTAATAGAGCCCCCAGTGTTTGCCTACCTCGCCTTCACCCTGTAGGCCTTTCCACTCTTCGTCGAAGACCTCAAAGAAGAAACAATCAATGCCGATACTATCAGCCATTGACCTAAAATCGGAAAGATACCTCCTTTGATTCTCTTCGCTGGGAACCGCATGGACTCTGATTTCTCCCTGCGATGGCCAACCAGTCTCTCCGATGACTATAGTCTTCTCCGGATACCTAGCTTTCACTTCATTGCACTGAACCTCCCCCGATTTAGTGGACACATCGAGAAGATAGTGTTTAATTCTATGAGGAGGTGTGTTTATGTCGAAGAAGCGTCGACAGTTTGACAGGGCTTACAAAGTTGAGGCCGTGAGATTGGTTACTGAGGAGCGTCGCCCGGTTGCGGCAGTTGCCCGAGATTTAGGTATAGGTGAGAATCTTCTTCATCGTTGGAAACAGCAATTCACTGATCAGAAGGAGAGCGCATTTATCGGGACCGGTCATCTGAGTGCCGAGCAGATGGAATTGCGTCGCTTGCAGTGAACCGCCCCGGTTTTCCCGGAGACTGTTTTTGTTGAGTCAGGCCACGTGGACCTGCGCTTTTCCACTGCGATAATATACCTCTTCGAACTCCGTCGGGGGAATATTCCCGATCGGCTCCAG